TAAAATCCCAAAATACATTATATTTTTTAGCTTCTTTAGGTAATTCATCAAATTCCAATTCTTCCCACCCAGTAGTATCAAATTCAGGAAAACGACTTTTAATATCTTTTGCTTTATCTTTTCTCCATCCAGTATCAGAAGAATTCCATAGTTCTTTTGCTTTTGCTACTTTAGCTGGTGGGGTTCTATCTTTAATGCTTTTTCCTGTAGGACCAAATATTTTAGCTTTTTCCTGCTCTATTTTAGATTGCAAAGCAGCACTTCCCGCATTCTGAATATTTCGGGAATACATCCCATAATTTGAACTATCATTAAGATAATCTTCTAATTTAGATACGGGGATTGAAGGAGAACTTAGAGCCATATTTTTAGGGATATTAAAGTCTTGCCCTTTATTATCCTCTTCCTCTTCGTTTATTTGACGTAAAATATCTGTTAATTTCATTTCGTTTTCTGTAATTTTAAATGTTTTTTTCAATTTATCCTTTAAAGTATCACGTTGAAGAGTCAAAAATGAATCTTTATCATGGGCAATAGAATATCCTTTTATGTTATTAACTACATATTTTCTATACATGTTCATTCTTCTGGGGTCTGATTTAGTGGCTCCAAAGGAAATTATTGAGGGTTTAAATTGAGCAATCGCTTGATTTATTATCTTTATGACAGTGCTCATAACTCGAAATAGATTCCCTTCATTGGTATCAATTTCGTAATTTATATTATCCCTTTCATCTACAGTACCAAAAGAAATTTCCATTTCTCCATACTCATCAATACCAAAGTTAACTTTGTACGGAGTACCTTTATCTGTAGTAAAATATGCTTCATAGAGATCCCCAGAATACTTGTAATCATAGGGGGCAGATGATGCTTCTCCAATTTCACGTAGTATATCTGTTAATTTCATAATTATACATATTAGTAGTCTCCGTAGATGTTGTATCGCTTAGGAGGTTCAGGTGTTTTATTTTCGGTTCGGATAACATAGACTTTGCTGTCTAAAGGAGCTAAACGGAACTCCGCTTTCTCTTGGTTTTTTTCAAACCACGCCTCTAAAACTTCTGTAAGTGAATTATAAACAGTTTTAGTAGAATCGCCAACGAGCAACCACTTGTCTCCAGGTGGTACTCGTTCAGCGATTAATTCATTGTATTCTACTTGTTCCATATTACATCATTCCAGCCATCATAGAAGGATCAAATCCACCTTCTTTTTTGTCTTCTGGAGTATCAACAATAGTACATTCTGTTAATAGGATTGTTCCTGCAATTGAAGCAGCGTTCATAAGTGCATTTTTAGTCACTTTATGTGGATCGATAATACCTGCTTCTTTCATGTCTACGATAGTTTCGGTTTTGATGTTGTAACCACTCCATACACCTTTGGCTTTACCAATTTGCATGTTGATTGGGTACATATCACTTTCAGCATATCCTGCATTGTGTAAAATCGTTTCAAACGGTTTACCACATGCTTTGTAAACTAATTTCTTACCATATTTGAAATCATCTGATTCGTCTTTTGAATAAGTAATTCCTTCACGAGCATATAATAGAGCTGAACCACCACCTGGTACAATACCATCTTCTAGGGCACATTGTGTAGCGTGTAAAGCATCGTCTACACGATCTTTTTTCTCTTTCATTTCAGTTTCAGTACTTCCACCTACGTGAACTAAAGCAACACCACCTACAAATTTAGATAAACGTTCTTGTAATTTTTCTGCCTCAAACGGTGTAGTAGCTTTTTCGATTTGTGCTGTTAATTCTTCTGCTCTTGATGTAATTGCTTCTTCTTCACCACCACCATCAACGATTGTAGTTTTTTCTTTAGTAACTGTTACTGTTTGAGCTTTACCTAACCAAGCGAAATCAAATTTATCCAATTTCATTCCTTTTTCACGGTCAAATACTTTACCACCAGTTAAGATAGCAATATCTTCAAGGATCAATTTACGACGCTCACCAAAGTCAGGCGCTTTAACAGCACATACTTTAAGTGTACCACGCATTTTGTTTACAATAAGTGCCGCTAATGCTTCACCATCGATATCTTCTGCAATGATCAACAAAGATTTTCCACTTTGAGCTACACCTTCCAAGATGTGAACCAATTCTTTAACTGGATTGAAACGGTGGTCTGCGATCAAGATATAACAATCATTTAAGACTGCAGTCATTGTGTTGTTATTGGTAACAAAATATGGAGATTTGTAACCACGTTCAAATTGAATACCTTCTACAACTTCCAAATATGTTTCGTCTGTTTTAGATTC